GTGCGGACGAGTAGTCCGCGTAACGGAGCGAACGAGTTAGCCCGTATCAATCGAACGGAGACGTTCGGTATGGTTAAAAGCGTCCGAAACGTCCGAATAGGCGTCCGTTCGTCGGTTGGGGGCACGGTTGGCGACCAACCCTATCAAACGAGTGTGTTTATACGTCGCTAAAGGTCATTATCCGTCAACTCTACCTTTTGACTATTGAACGTTCTTATCCAGTCTAAGTCTTTTAATGCCTTTCTATTCATCTCATAAGTTCTCTTGTCCGTGCCTATTAATAGCAATATTGCCCTTCGTAGTTCGTAGTTCGTAACTATCAAACTACCTTTGTTACGTTGCCGTAAATACATCATTACCTGCTCTAGTTTCTGGACGCTCATTGTAGTTCACCTAGCCTCTAATCCACAAGTCTTTCGTCTTTCGGTGGGACTTAAGAACTAACATAGAGGCTATTTAGTGCTTACTCTACTGGTTTGACGCTCTCAGACAATATCCTTGCGAATGTGCCGTTTTTAGTCTCCTCTGTTATTGTCTGGAACTGGCATTTCTTGCTTATTAGTGTCTTGTCTGGGTCTACTTTCACTCCTACTTCGAGTTTAGCTCCAAACCTAGCTAACAGCTTGCCTAGTTTGCTACTCTCCTGTATTATTGTTGGATAGCCTGCTTTTAGCTTCAATACTTGCATATCCTCTGGGAACTCTATCACTAAGTCTGTATAACTATATGGAGTATCCCTATACTCCACGTCTATAATAGTTCCCTGGTGAACTCCATCCTTGATTTCTGTCTTTTTTGTTACTTCAATTTCCATTTTTGACCTCGTCTGGGGTATCATCTCCCCAGCTCCTTAACTTCTTTACCAGCTCGTAGAAATCAGCTGATGTTTTTAAGACTTCCATTCTACACCTCTGTTTTTATTAGATTCTTTGCTTTGGCTTCGGCTACCTTCCAGTTACCTTCATTGGTTAGATTATAGAAGGTTTTATTGCCACCTAATGAGCGAGCTTTGCTAAGCCATTTCTTGAACATCATATTTTGCAATACTTTCGCTAGATAGCCGTAGTCGATTTGGCACTCTACTGATATTAATTGAGGATATCGCAAAGGCGCCTGTTTAGAATGTAAGTACGCCAAAACCTTCGCTTCTGCCTTCGTAATATCCTCTTTTGTTGCCATTATTACTATTATTATACTATTAACTATTTAAACATTATGGTTGTTTTTCTTATAGTTTCCAAACTAGTTGTTCTATTACCTACTTTACAGAATAAGCTTCTTTATATACTAGAGGCGCTAATATACTAGATATAGTGTGAATTCTATATATAAGAGATTAGTTAACTAGAATACTAGGACACCACAACCCCAAATGTATTACTAATATAATAGTAATAATGATTATGAGCATAAAAAAAGAAAAAGAAAGAGGCTCATAAAACCTCTAAACAATCTTCGCAGAAGTATTCCTGCTTTACATCAGACCATCTGACATCATCTGTGCTTCCACAATTAAAACATTCTCGTTGGCATACCATTCTAATCACCTCCTTTCTGGATAGATTCTTCAATCATAGCTATCAAATTATACAAAGCTGTTACTTCTTCTGTGGTTCCTACTACCTCTTTAGTAGAATACCTACAACCCTGTTCTTGTATCACTAGCTTACAACATAACCCTAATCTAGCCATATTGACGCTCTTATGTGTCTTACCTAACTCGTAAGCCCTATTCTCTTCGCTGTTGTCCATAGCTACCATTTTAGATACCTCAAGGTTAGTATCCTTCTTCTTAGCTGACTTCTTCTGTAACAGAACCCTCAAATTACTAAATAGAGTATCAAGGTCTCCATTCTCTAAGTCCTGCACATCCTTACGATTACATTCTACACCACATATTTTAGATAGCTTCATAATAGCCGCTATCTGTGTTTCAGTTGCCATATTGGCACCTCCGTCCGAAGACGCTCACCGCTTCGGGCGTGGAGCCAAGCAATTTTAATAATATTGTTCTATCAAATCGGAATGGCGTATAGCGGTTATCTTCATAAATGTATTTATAATAATGAATACATTTAGAATGAGATAATTGCGTGCCGTTCCCTTAGAAAGCCCTCGTGCAACGAAAACAATACTCTAATCGTGTAAATATGAGGGTCTATATTCTCCCGTGCGTTATCGTAGCCTGCTGACCCTTTTAATGCCTTAGAATGTCCTCTATTTGAGCCTGATAGCTGCTTAGCTACGCTGTTAAGATTAGCCATTTTTCAATAATTTAGAAAGCTTTTCTTTAATACCTACAACAAGCTCAACGTCTGAGCCTTTGAAGGTTGTATTATCTACTATTTGAATCAGGGCGTTAACTTCTTTTTTATTAAAAGACATTTTAATTGTCTAGCTGTACCCAGGTTGTGCCATTATGCACATAAAGGTGGTGGTCTGTGTCCATGTAAATCATTCCTTCCCGAGCTGTTGCTGGTGGAGCTGCTTGTGGTGTTAATTCTAAAGGCGCTCCGTTTGCTGTAACTGTTGTTATTAGAATCCCAGAATTTAACCCGTCTTGTTGTATTTTTAATGCTGGTTGGTCGTCTGTTCCGTGGTCTTGTTCTATAAATACAACTGGGGCTGCTGTAGCTGTTGCTGTTGCGTTTCTAAAAAAGTGATAAGAACCTGTTACGTCTGCTGCTGAATTCATTTTAAAATAATTTCCGCCACTTTCTTGAAATCTTGCTATACTTCCGCCTTCACTACCCAATACATCTAATGTAAATACTGATGATGTTGTAGCTGCTGAGGTTATTGATAGAGCTATTGCGTCAGCATTTTGGTCTACTATTAAAGGTATGTTAGCTGTTTTGCTACTAGCTGTAAGTTGTTTTGTGAAAATTACATCTTCATATATTCCGCCTGCCATTTTATTTCCCCTTCTTCTCTTTCTTTGGCTCTTCTTTCTTGCCGAACTCTGCGTTTAGCTTTTCGGAAATATCATCTAATCTTCCGTCGGCCACTAATTTATCGTAAACTGATTTTCTGTTCTTGTATGACAATTTTATCAACTCCCTTGTTCGTATATTGTGACTTGCATATTATTTGCGCCTGGTACAATAATGAGATTAGCTGCTGGGATTACACCGACGGCTGTAATAATAGCCGCTGTGTCTCCTACACTTCCATTGTATTTAACGGTTGCTGCTCCCATTTAAACACCTGTTATTGTACATATAGCGTCGGGGTTTGTGACTTGAATCTGTCCTACTTCCCAAGCTCTGATAGTGTATTTGATACCAGAGTCTTCAATAGTCTTAACTGATAGCCCTACTACACTCTTCCAAGTGCAAGCTTCTTTTGCTATGACTACTTGTGCTCCGCCTGCTGTTACTGAATTGCTAGAGATTATGTTTAATCCTACAATTTTTCCTACGACTCCGTTCTTTGTAACTGAATCAGTATAGAACTGACCAGCGTTTCTTATGTTAGCATTACCTAACAAATAAGAAAATTGAAGGGGGTTCATTATGACGAATCCGTTCTTGTTTGGATTGTAATTGTCGAGCTCAATCATAGCCTTAGCGTCCAACATATCTTGAATTGGGTCTCTATCTGCTATGACTGCATTGTTCCAAGTAGCGTTTGCTGCTGTTGTGTTATTTGCTTCTGATAAGATATTGGCTGCTATATCTCCGTCTACTGACTTTGATACTGCTCTTGCTATTCTTAAAAGAGTTCTTGCAATCATTGGTAAGTTGTTAGTTTTAACATCTTCCCATGATAGGACGGCTTCCATAGCGTGCTTTACGTTTCTTCCTGATGTTTTAGTCCAGCTGACTTCTCCATAAGGGAAGTTAGCTAATCTAGGAACTCCTTTAACATTTGAGCCTAGCCCGCCTGTTAAGTCTGCTGCTGTCTCAATATAATAGGTCTCAGTCCATGCTGAACTTGACTCTATCATACATAACTGTTTCATCTTGTATTCTTGTAATGCGAAACCTTTAACGATTCGGGAAAAGTTCTCTGCCCTTAAATCTGCTTCGCCTGTTGAATCTGCCATTTAAAATCCACTCCCTACTAAAACAGCGAAGAT